TACACAAAAATCCCGGCAAGCGAAAAAATAAACAAACCCCGTCCGCTCGCGCATGAACGGAGGGAAACTAAAAAGGAGGAAATATGTTAGCGGACGTAATTTTGAAAATCGCGGGGCAGTTTCAGGAAGAGGAAGACCACAAATATTATCCGCGCCCATCAATGGCAGGGCCTGAACGATGCACGCGCCAAATGGTTTATCATGGCCTGAACATCGCCAAAGAACCATTGCCGGGAAGAGCCGTCATGATTTTTTCAGACTCTTCTTTTCATGAGGATTTAACGGCGGACTGGATAAGAAAGTCGGCGTTTCAACTTCATTCTGAGCAGATGGAAATTAATGTTGATTGTCCCGGCTACGGGATAAAACTGACCGGGCATATTGACGGGATTGTGACTGATCTGCTATCCACCGATTACCTATGGGAGCATAAAGCAATAAATCATTTTTCGTGGATAAAGTATTGGGGCGGCGCGTTCCCGTTTGATTATTTTTCACAATGCTGCATATATCTTCGGGGGCTACATTCCGAAAACAACAAACTCAACAAGGCAATTCTTTTGCTCAAAAACAAAAATACGGCGGAGTATATGGAGTTTATTATTTCTTATGATTACGCCTCAGATGTTGCCGTAATTGAGAAATCAACCAACAGTAACGGCGAAACGAAAGAGATCAATCACACTATTCCCAATGCGGTAAAGTCATGCTTTGAAAAATTCCGATACGTCAACGAGTGCATAAACAAACAGACATTGCCTAAGCGTGATTATTTCATTGGTGACGATTGGCATTGTGATTATTGCGCGTGGGGTAAGGTTTGTTGGGCCGGATATAGGAAAGAATTTACTGAGTTAAAAACAGATACGATGTTGCCGGACGACGTTGTCGGCATGCTCCGATATTACAAAGAGCTGGGCGGCCAGAAGTCGGACATTGAAAAAGAATACAAAGAATTATCCGGCAAGATAAAAGAAACCATGAAGCAGATCGGCGCACGAGAAGGCCGCGCCGGTGAGTTCATCGCAAAAATTACATTGTCGGACGTAAACAGGATTGACAAAGAAAAGCTAACGCCTGCGGAAATAGCAAGGGCGACTGTGACCAGTATATCAGAGCGCCTTTATGTTTCTAGCCCAAAAGTTAAGGAGAAGTAATATGACAGTCTTTAATCAGCGAATTACAAGGATAAAGGGATTGAGCGACAAAAGGCGCCTGCCCAGACTTGGCAAGATCAGACTGGGTATAAAAAAGAAGTCAGCCAAAACGGGCGCTGAATACCCGGCAGAAACGCCTTATTTTGTTGTCCCGCCAGAAGTCCAGAAAGTCTATGGAGATAAGCCGACGGAAATAGACGTTATGCTTCCACTTGATGACCTTGATTCTGTTTTTCCAGTGTCCTATAAATTCTATGGCTCTGGCAAAGGTTTGAGGTGCAACGGCGACGGAGAAATCGCCTATTGTGTTGACGAGAAAACAAAAGAAATGGCCGAAAGAAAATGTCCTTGTGAAAATCTCGACAACGGCAAATGTAAACAGTCCGGCTCGTTGTCTGTCATGTTGCAAAAAATAAACGTCGGCGGCGTGTATCAAATCAACACAAGTTCGTTTAATTCCATCGTTGACCTTGCCTCTGGCATTGATTACGTCAAGGCATTGATAGGGCGTGTTGCTATGGTACCACTGAAACTTCGGCGGGTAGCGACGGAAACACACCACGACGAAAAGAAGCAGACTCACTATACCCTGCAATTAATCCTCGATGCGAACATTGACGCAATCAACCAACTACGCGGCGACACTATGCGGGTTTTGGAGCATACGTCAAGAATTGTCCTTCCTGAACCTGAAAACGTCAATCCTGAACTTGACCCGGTTGATGTTATTGTAGATGACGAAGCAACCGGACAACCACCAGAAGAAGTCCCTCCACAGGTCAACGTCGCAAGAAATGACGGCATTGAAGAGGGGCTTGTGAGGATTGCCACTGTCACGTCAAAAGAAGGCGAAACCAAAGGGAAAAAGTGGAAGGCCTTTTTTATCAAAACAGTTATGGGAGAGGAATACGGGACGTTTAGCGAGAGTTTAGCTGCCTTGGCAAGTACCTATCAAAAAACAGGAGAATTGGTAGGAATATCCTGGAAAAAAGGTAAAAAGCCCGGGTCAAAGGAATTGGTGGGAATAGAAGAAAAGAAAGAACCTGCCGTTCCCAACCCGGCAGCAACTGACTTTGCCCCGGCTCCGGCTCCATGTCCCGACAACCAGGAAACAATCTATACGCGAAAATATTGCGAGGCATGCCCGAAGTTTGTCGGATGTCCGGTTTATTCTTAAGCGGGAGGAGAGAAACATGAAAAATCAAAAAGTGAATTACTCTCGCCGGGGAGTTTGCATAGCACAGACCATCACGCAGGAAATGGAATGCCTGAATTTTGAGCGCGCGAAGGGTAATCGATATTACCAGATTTGCGCGCGCAGGTGCGATGACGGGAAGTGCCGGAAGGAGACAACATGAAAAGAATTTATATAGCAGGGAAATTGAATGCTGCCGCAGTAAACTACATCAAAAATTGTCACAACATGATAAGAAAGGCTGACGAGATAAGGAAACTGGGATTTTCTGTTTATATTCCCTGTCTTGATTTTCTGAGTGGCATTGTCCAGGGCGATTATAATTACTTAGACTATGCCAACAACAACTTACCGTGGCTAAAATGTGCAAATGCTTTGTTTGTCATGCCGGATTCGGAGAAAAGCACAGGCACACAGCTAGAAATCAGAATAGCATATGAAAGAGGTATTCCTATTTTCTATGACATTTCAAAATTGGTGGAATGGGAAGATGAAGGTGGAGTTTGCAGAAGGAGGCAAAATGACAGAACTTGAAAAAATAGCAGAGCTTAACGCATTGATATGTGAGGCGCAGGCGATAGGGCTTGAAGCCGACGCCATGAAAGTCGCGAACCGTGAAAGAAAAATGCAAAACGAATCCCCGATGTATACCGAGGTGGATTTTATGTATTTGGTAAGAGATACTAAGGGAATAGCAGATAAGTTCAGGGAACTGGGGTGCGTAAAATGACAAAGCGCTATTGGAAATTTTATGCCGAGCGTGATGATGATGACGGCTTCTACATGGGAGAAGAAGACATCTTCATTGGGACAGACGACGAGGCAGTTAATGAAGCTAATCGCAGATCGGACAAGTACGAAAACGAGACGGGCAGGACGATTGACAATGTCATTATGGAATCGCGCGGAATAGTCATTAACTGAGTGGAGGCAAAATGAAAGAAAGAGTAATGGATGGTGTTTTTCTATTCGTTATCATTATCTGTATCTTCGGTCTTATCGTTGCCTGGGGCGAAGGCGAGAGGCTAAAAAAAGATAATTTGTCCTGGTCTCTATCCAAAGCTGAGCGGCAACACATCATGGAAGCGTTGGATGCAAAGGGAGTGGGCGACTGCAAGCTGGAACCGATTTTCAACGGTTTCAAATGCACGGATAACGAAGGAAAAGTTTACAAGGTAAGTAAATGAACGAACAGGCACGAAACTATATAATCAACCAATATCTTTTTGAGTTTAGGAAGAGGGAAAGCAAAGAGCCTGCGTGTGCGATCTGTGGACACGGAGTTAAATACCATAACCATAACTTCCAGTGCCCGGATTACACCGGCCCGTCCGTTAGATGGCTGGAAACAAAATTTGTAATTAATCAGGAGGCGAAATAACATGTTGGAAGAAGCAAAAGAAGCATATAGCGAGATTTTTGAAGTAATAGAAAAACATGGCGATTTGTGCGTCTTTAATGTCGTCAACTTGAAACGAGAAGCAGAATGCCACATCTTCGGCATTGAACTAAAAGAAAAATATGGACTCAATTTTAAGGAAAAAATTTATTCAATAGATTATATTTGTTTTGGCGAGTATATGCACATTGCCAGATGGGGTGAAAAATATAACAGAACAATTAGTTGGTCTGACGACGACACACAACCAAACGATGAAGTGTTATTGAGTGTATCATTTCCCCCCGGGCCATACATCTTTGGAAAAGATTATCCACGAGAGTTCTTTTTAAAATTCTTTAGCGAGTTGCAAAAATATAACCCTAAATATAAAGACTCGACGAATTATACTCTTTATTATACTTTGGATAATGCCAAGGACATCTTCAATAATTTCAATAGCATTTTGGATAAATACCACAAAATAAACAAAGAAGACTGTATCAGACGTAAAATAATAAAACTGGAAAAAGAATTGGATGAGCTGCAAAAGGAGGAAAAAGAATGAAAACAAACTGTGAATTTTTTGATGAGTGCCGGCGGCCAGTTGAGTGCTGCACGTCCAAGTGCCCGGACTATGTCAAGAGAAAAAACGCGAGCGGGAGTAAGCTGGCTGACGCTAATGTTGGGGAACAAAAGGCAGACAGTTCCCGCTCGCGGAAGGAGTAATAAGGAATGAATGACGAAGATCGAAAATTCAGAGTAATGAACAGAATAATTATCCTCATTGTACTGACTCTTGCGTCCTGGGGAGTCGTTGTTCTGGCTTTTTATGGGGCGGTAAAGATAATAGAATTTATATTTTAGTGGGAGGGGAATATGGAAGACAGAGACAGAAAATACAGGCTCATTGATAGAATGATAATTATTACAGTTGCCACAGTAACGATCTGGGGAATCGTCTTTGCGGCCCTTTATGGGGCGGTCAAGATAATAGAGG